GGAAATTGAATTTGTCAGACTGATAACGCCTGTGCCTGTAATGGTTACATTTGTCCCTGCGTTATTCCACGCAGTACTGCTACAACCAATAGTCCATGTGCCTGAGCCAATTGCCAATATTTTTGTTGATGCGCCAGATGTTGCTATGCCGCAATTTCCGTTATTGGTTACGGCGGTAGTTACGTTGTAGCCATTTGCATCAAAAGTTCCAGAAGTTAATAAATTCGCATTTGATACATTTGAGGTCAGATTGATGGCGTCTTGTAACGTAACCGATCCTGATGGGGTATCAATAGTAACCGGCTGAGAAAATGATTTACCCGCGCTCGTAATGGTTTGAGTTCCACGCCCCGCAAAAGTCATTCGGCCCGTACCCGACAGCGTTGTTCCCGTCCCGTTGATCCAGTTGCCGTAGATTTGAGGTGTGGTCGAGCCTGTTGCCAACGTCATTGTGTTGGTCGTCCGTAGACTCATGTCAATCGTGCCAATGTTGTAGTTGGCGTTGACTGTGGTCGTTGAGCCTGATGCTGGATAGGTAGCAGCGGGGAATATGGCTGTATCTTGAGCAAGCGGGAACTGCGTTGCGTCAAACCCACCACCAGACGTTGCAGACCATGAGCCTGTGCCAGTAGTACCCCAGTTGGCGGAACCCGTGTTGCGGTAATAAACCGTCTTCGCCGCAGGGAAATTAATCCCGCTGTTGCCTTTGGCGTCACCAAAGCGAGTACCAGAAATAGGAGCCGCACCACCAGCAATCGCAATATCCCTGAAGTCGTAATCAGCAGCGCCAGCGGTCAGCGTACCAACCGACAGCGTTCTTTGTGTGCCAACGGGGTTTGATGCCAAGAACGTGCGAAATGCCGCAGCGGTGCCAGCGTTTAGCGTCAGGGTGGTGATTGTTTGGTTGGCGCTGAGTGTGACTGCGTTTATTCCTACCGTAGTCTGTCCGGCAAACGATAGCGTATTGAACGTATTTGCACCAGTAATGGTAATGCCGGTTGCGGCGGCGCTGGTGAAACTGACGTTGTTAAATGTTAAGCCACCAGATGAAATACCGGATGTTGCTCCTGACAAATTTATTTGAGAGGTGCCAGCGGTAAAAGTGAGGTTTGTAGTTGTAGCGTAATTAAATGCCGCACTATTTACAGTAGATAACGTCAACGTTGAACCGTTTAAATTAACAGTTCTTATGTTTGAGTTGCTGCTTGTAAAAGCACCGCCTGACGTGATTGAATAATTTGATGTTGAAGTGCTAAATGAGCCATGCGTAAACGTAAATGACGTTGTGTTTATGGCACTGCCCAGCGTCCAAGTTGAGCCAACTCCAATGATTGTGCAGGCAGAGGCCAGCGTCAACCCATTGGTCGTAAACGTGTAACTGCTGTTCCCGGCCCACTGCATCGCACCCGTGTATGTGCGTGTGATCCCGGTGGCGGCAAAACTCACATTGCCGTGGAAAGCAATACCCACCGTGCCAGCAAAGGTCACGTTACCCGTCAATGGGCCAGCCATTGTGAACGAGGCACAACGGGCCAGCGTTACGCCAGAATCAATCGTGGCTGTGTAGGCTGTGGCGTTTGAAAGCGAATCAAAATTGACTGCATCTAAAGATGTGGGAATGGCTGCACCAGAGCCGCCACCAGAGGATGTTGACCACTTAGTTGTTGATGACCAGTTGCCTGTACCGCCTACTGCGGCGGGAGTTGCTGTGAAGATAACCCGAGTATTGCCAGATACGTTTGTGCTGTTTGCGCCAACGTAAAACTCACCGGGGCTGGTGGTGGCTACAGTGCAATCCCGCACAGACAGATAGTCAATACCGGAGTTGGCTGGGCCAGCGATGGAAATTGTGTATACGGACCCCGCCAAAAATGAATTTACAGTAACCACGTTGCCGACGGTTCCTGTGACAGCCCATTTGCCAATTATTGTAGTTGAATCATCCAGAAAAGTAATAGTGTGTGCTACTGTTTTTGTAGATGCAAATTCACCGAACGTATTATTCCCGGTAATTGTTAAAGTTGATGTTCCAGTTGTGCCGCCAATAGTCAGTTTGTTGTAGTAAATACTGTTGCCTTGAAACGTCCTTGCACTTGTTGATGTGTCGGACAAAACAATTGTAGATGTTCCAGCAATAATTGTTGGCCCATTATTTGCGTTCCAAACCGTACCAACACCTGAAAGCGTCCAAGTACCTGAGCCCATTCTTATGGTGCTTGTAGCTGCATTACTAAATAACCCCGTCGTCACGTTATAAGTGACTGCATCAAATGTCCCACCACCCATACTTAGGGTTCTTGCAGAATTTAATGACAGCGCATCGGCAAGCTGAACCGTACCAGATGGGTGATTGACCGTTACAGGACAGCCAAACTGAACGCCATTACTAGTGATGGTCTGTGTCCCGTTTTTGGCAAACGTAATAGTGCCCGTAGTGCTGGATGACGTAACACCTGTGCCAAACTTCCAATCCCCGTAAACAACCGGGGTATTCGTACTTGTCGTCAGCGTCATTGCGCTGGTACGGTTTGACGCATCAAACGTGCCGATATTCCATGCGGCGTTAATTGTGATCGTGCCTGTCACGCTACCCGTGTTATCAAACACCGCTGTGTCTTGAGCCAGCGGGAAATTGTTGATGTCTGGCGTACCACCTGATCCCGGCGCCCATGCCGTAGCACTCCAGTTTTGTGCGCCAGCAAGGTTCCAGTACACCGTCTTAGCTGCTGGGAACGTGATCCCTGAGTTGCCGCCGCAGTCACCTGCGCGTGTGGGTGATGCGCCTGATGCTGTCCCGGCAAGGGTAATGTCTCGGAAGTCGCAGTCAGTGGCAGAGATGGCGTTGACGGTCAGTGTGCGCGGAGTGCCGATGGAGCTAGAACGCAAGAAGATGCGCCGTATTGCAGACGCGCCAGCACAGGTCAGTGTGCCGTTGATTGTTTGGTCGGCGGAAAAAATAACCTGAACAACGCCCGATGATGATGGAGCAGTTATTGATACATTGTTTGCAGTTAATGAGTTTGAAGACGTAAAGTTTACTGATGAACTTGTGTTTGAAGTAAATGAAATATCGCCAAACGTAAAATTTCCACCATGCGCAAAAGTAGGGTTGGTTCCAGAGCAAACAATTGATGAACTTGCTGCGTTTAAGGTTAAATTTGTAAAAGTGCCCATGTTGACTACTGTTCCAGCAGTCAATGTAACCGTGCTTGAGCCAAGCGTAATTGTTCTGACGTTGGAGTTAGTAGATGCCAAAGTTCCCGCAGTTACCGCAAAACTCGCCGTATTAAACGTCCCGTTTGTCACCGTCAGCGCGTTTGACCCAATGTTCAACGCATCAGCAAGTTGAACTGTGCCGCCGTAGGTGTCTACGGTGATGGGGCCAGAGAATGTCTTGCCTGCGCTGGTGATGGTCTGGGTTGTGCCGCCGGAGAATGTTTGCGTTCCTGCCCCTACAATAGTTACCCCAGAGCCAAGAGTGATATTTCCGTATACTGAATTGGCACCATTCAATCGTAATGACATTGCGCTTGAACGCGTAGACATGTCAAGACTTGAAATGAATGGGATTACACCGCCATACTCTATCTCTGTGATTGCACCAGCGTCAGTAAATGTTGCCGTATCTTGCGGAAGTGGGAAGTTGTCTGTAGATGGTGTTCCGGTAGAAGTAGTAGCCCACCCGTTGGCTGTTGATGTGTTCGTACCTGCCAAGTTCCAATACACCGTCTTGGGGGTACTGAACGTGATACCTCTGCACTCACCCCTGTTACCAATGCGTGTGCCGCTGATGGGGGCGGATGTACCCGTGACGTACAAACCACGGAAGTCGCAGTCGGAAATGCTGACTGTGCCGTTGACTATGAAGTCAACAGAAATCCCATAAGTTGTGCTACGGAACCAGATGCGGTTGTTACCAGCAGTACCTGTTGTTGTCAGGTTGCCTGTAGTCAGAGACGCCGTAAGGGCGATTTGAAGCACCCCAACTGACGCGCTGGGGGTGATCGTCAGCGAGTTGACTTGCTGCGCCGTGTCTACCGTAGCGGTAAACTTGCCACCAGAGTTGGCATCAAAGATTGCAGCATCAGCCGAAGTAGGAACTGATGCGCCCGATGCACCACCAGAGGTCGCAGACCATTTAGTCGTGCTAGACCAGATTCCAGCCCCACCAACCCAGTAGCGATCAGCCATTTTTACTCCTCAGTTGGAGGAGTTTCTTCAGCGGGTGGTGCGTTTACGATAGCCAGCCAATTGTCGAAGCGTTGCTGCTTCATGGCTTGAATCTGGTCGTCGGTCATCCCGTGTTCATCAGGAAGATGGAGGGCGTCCCGAAAGACGCCGTACTGGGAGTCAAACTCAAAGTCAATTTTGAGCATCCCCTACTCCATCAACCTGCAAGTGAAAACGTATAGGATACATTCAATGTATCACCAGACACCACCGAGCGATCACCGGGCGACTGGAAGTCAGCAGCAGAGAACAGGGTGCCGGTGGAACCACCAGCCGTGTTGTTGCTTACCAAAAATGCACCGCCCACAGTTTGAGTGGCGTTGATCGAGAACGAAGCCGGGGAGGCGCTGTTGGTCACAACCGATGGGTTGGCGTTGGTAGCAGCTACAAATGTAGCTGTGGGACGATTACCTGCATAGGGGGTAACTTCTGTCCAACCGGCGTGGGAAGACATCGTGTCGCCAGCGGCAGGGGTGTTAGATGCACCAGCGCCATACAAACCAATGTACCAAGTGGTGATCTGGGTCGTGCTGGTCAGGGCCGTGCCAGCCATGTACTGAAGACCGACGTTGACAACAAGGTTCTGCGACTCATCGGACCACTTGAGCAGGCCGTCCTTGTCATAGCACTCCATACGGAAGCGGCCAGTGGCTTTGGCAACTTCGGTGTTTTTGGTACCAGCAATCAGACCGCCAGAGATGGAATCCGAGGCTTTTGCAATTTCGTTCGACATGAGATGCTCCTTACGTGATGCGGATAAGTGCGGTTTCGGGTTGAAATGGCGGGAACTGAATTGTAAAGTCTTGCGTCAGTGTCACTTGATCAAGGCCAAAATTCAATACCCCAATTGCTTTGTTGCCTTTGCTGGCATTGTAGATAAGTGCCCCCCGGACGGAGAAGCTTGTGGCGTACCAAGTCGGGTTACTAAAGCTTGCATACCCAGTGCCATTCCCCGCAAGCACCAGCGGGTTGATCAAAACCTGCCCCGTTGGGGTATATCCTGGGCTGCTGACCTCATTTGTAGGCGAGTAGACCAAAGTGGCCGGGCCCAAGAATCGTTGAGCAGGTCGTGAACGCCCAGCAAAACCTCTGCTTTGAAACTGGTGACAAGTCCTGCTGTGATCATCATTGCACCTTGACCTTGACTTGGCCATCCACGTAGGCGTCACCGCGCTGCTTGCCATCGCCCAGGTTCTTCAGCAACATCAGCGCCTCTTTGTACTTGGTGTCGTAGAGGCCCATCATGTCCTGCTCCCCCTTCATGAAGGTGTAGGCCTCAACCAGTGAGCCGTAGAGCAGAACAGAATCGAAGTTGTCGCCCAGCCATGTTGTACCAGTCGGGTTGTTGACGGTATCCGTCATCGACACCGGATAGTAGAAGTAGTGCAGTTCGACCGCATACGCCTGATCCGGGGTGGGCCCAAGGATAAACGACAACTCGTTTGTGATGACCGGGCTTGCGCCCGAACTGGTCGTCGGGCCAAAAATAGCGTAGTACTTAGGCAACCCCGTCGATGTTGGGGACGGGTATACCTGCCGGATGTAGTTGACATCCACGTTTTTAAGGTAGTGGTAGTCGCCAGTGCCGTCAATCACTGCCAACGAGTACGTAGAGAGGTAGTCTCCAGGCGCAGACAAGTACTTGGCGTTTGCCCCAGTTGTCAACGACCCAGTGACGTTCTTTCGCAGGTAGGCCAACTGAACCGTGCTGTAAATGCGCTGCTCAGCCTGCTGGACAAACGTGGCCAGTTCAGTATCCGAGAACTGCTGGTTCTCGGTATACGACTTGATGGCGTTTTTGAGTTCTGTGTAGTTCATGTGATGACCACCGTCACGGGTGACAGCACCCCGCCAGCAACAAGTTGTCTGGCAGGCTGCATTGGCTGCATGCCTATGCTCGCAATTGTTGTGTCAACTGTCAAGCCCACGTACACAGTAACTCCCATTCTAGCCTCTGGGCGAGGCTGATAGAGGGCAATCGGCTCGTTGATTGTGCGCTTGGGCTCCAGTTGCGGGTGCTTCGGCTCGTAGCACTCCCGGCAGACCTTGAAGCCCTTCCAGTCCTTGATCAGGGCGTTCAGCTTGAACCGCTGGCCGCACTGATCACATAACGCTATCGCATACTTGCCTGAGACGTAGCCAGCGGGCATGCATCACCTCGCTTGGTACATCGGCACGGCAAAGTAACCAGAGCGCTCCCTGTCCTCCGCCGCTGCATGCGAAAACTCCTCTTCGTACATCCCCTTGAGCAACTGAACCCTGTCCGGAGCTTTCTTCACAGACAGGTAGTAGGCTGTTCCAGCCACCAAGCACGGCAAAAACCGGAACGAGATGTCGGCGGTGTTTGTGAACGCCCCCGCATCCTGAATGCGCCTGATGGCGTAGTACCGGAAGATGTAGCTCTGCGTGGCATCAGGAGCCGGGTACAAGAACAACTTTGCGGGCGCCGTCCGCTGCACAAAGTACTGAGCCGGGCGCGACTGCGTCGATTTATTGGGGATATGCAGGTACTCCGCATACCCAATCCGATCAACCGTGATGTCCTGCTGCGTGGACAGGCCCGCGTTCGTCCGAATCACGGCGGACAGGGCATCTACTGTGTCGTCCGGGAGCGTGTACTCGTACTGTCCGGTGACCAACGGTACCTGACGCTGATCGATGGTCCACAGGTTCAGCCCCCTGTTGGCCCACTCGGAAAACATCAAGTTGATAGACCGCAGCGCGGTCTTCATGTCGTAGCCATCCCGGACCTCAAGGCCGCAGCGCTCATAGGCTTCGACGATGATATCGTCGAAGTCCAGATTGAAGGTAGCGGTGCCTGAGGTGGCCATGATTTAGTAGATCGTGGCAGTGCGGGCGCGAGCAGCACCAACGCCGCGAACCTTGACGTTGTCGCCCGTCACGGTCTTCTTGACCGGCTGGCTCATGGTCTTGCCCTGAGGGCCTGCCGTGTCAGGGCCGCTGGCGGTAATCGCACCGCCCTTGGCAAAGCCCTTTTTTGCGATGCCCTGGCCGCGCTTGGCCAGACCGCCTTTAGCGTATCCCTTGGTTCCACAGTTTTTCATTTCGCCACCGCCTTTTCTAAATTTAAGCCCCTTGCTGGACTCACTAAAATCTTTTGCGACATCCGATGGGATGCCGACTTTCTTTGCAAACGCAGGGCTGTGTGCCGCAGCATCCATCAGCCTTTTTTGCTTCTTACTTACCGCTGGCATCGCGATGCTCCATGATCAGGCGATCCAGCTTGAGGTCTAACTGTTCCAACCGGGCCATTACCCGATTGATGTCGTTGTGGACTTCCGATTTCGTGACATACTCTTTCGCAATCTCTTCCCGGGTGCGGTTGAGCAAAATTTGAATTCGCTTGACCTCGTCCGTGGATACCTTCACCCAGAGGAGAATCAGGGCGGAGATAAAGGAAAGGACTACGTTCCACAGCGGCAAGTCCATTACAGCATCCTGCCCTTTGTCTTGCCCCTGATGGCAATCCCATCGCCGCGCCTGGAGGCATTGCTCCGGCTGCTCCGGCTGCTCCGGCTCTTGACCTCGCCGCCTTTTTTATAAAAAGGCGAACTAGGATCTACTGAATCAGTTGCTGGGTCAAGCGTTTCGAGATTTCTACCAACATAGTGGTCACCTTTAAGGCCAAGCCCGACCCTTGATCTTGTAAGGTTGCCTCCTGGTCTTGCCGGACGCACAGAGGGGTTTGCCTCTTGAAGAACCCCATCTCCCGCTTTCCAAGGGATACCGGAACTGTCTCGTACACCCTTAACATCATGCATAATATCTGCATGTTCCTCGGGGGTTATAACCGGCTTACCGCGAGAAGCGCGATCCGTTTCTATGACCCGTTGAAGGTCCTCCTGAAGCTCTTCCAAAGCATTCCGTTGTCTCATCGGTGCAGGGGGTGCGGGGGACATTG